ATTAACATTATAAAAAAGTATTATAAATATTATGATAATGAAAAAATAATAAAGAAAATATCCTTAAAAAACAAAGTTTGTGGAACGGTTTATAAATTCTTATTATATGAAAAAAAATTATACATACCATGGTATGATAAAAATGGTAGTCTTACTATTTATGATTTTTCAACAAACAAGATAAGTAAAATTGTACCAATCAAATATTCAAGTTCAATAGATATATATAATAATAATTTTTATGTATCAAATGATAATCAAGTTATAATATATGATGAAAAATTAACTCAACTTGAAATATTAAAGTTTCGTCATGAAATTGAAGATATGTGTATATATGAGGACAAACTATATATTTTTTATAGACATATAATGGTTAAATATTTAGAAGTGTTTAATTTAAAAACACGTATAGTGGAAAAAATTAGGATAAGTATGAATTTAGATGATTCATTTTATATTAACGACAAAAAAATATATATTGTAAGTGCATGGTTTTGTAACATATCAATTTATTCATTAAATGATTTATCACGTATTAAATATATATTTACCAATGAAATAGATAAAAAAACCAACAGTTTATATCCGAGAATAACGACACAAAACAATATAATATTTATTAATGATGGCAATAAAATTAATATTTATGATGAAATAAACTGCAAGTTGATTAAGAGCATAAGAGTAACAAATATTACCAATATAAATAAGGCAATATATGTTGAAAATGACTTGATTTATGTATTTGATGATGACAATAAGTTAAATATAATTAAACAATTTTATAATTAACTGAAAATTATAAATCAAAATTAAATTGCGAATCTTCTTGGATCTCTGGCAACAACTAGATATCCAACAGGATATGGTGTTAAAAATGGTGGACGATATTGTGAAACAAAAGAAAGCTTTGGTCGTCCATAATAACGACCTGAGTAATCTTCAGGTGAAGAAGGTTCGCATCTAACTTGAAAATTTTTGACGAAAGATGGGTAATCTGAAATTGGGAAATTTTTAGTTGAAACATTTTTATTTATTAATTGACCATTAGAGTATATTTCTGTTTCGGTTTCTATTTTAATCAAACAGCGTTCGGAATAAACATTTTGATAGGTTTTAATAGTTGTAACTTTTTTTTTGATTTTTCCATTTTGATACTCGATTTTTTCTTCCTTTTCAGAAAAACAATTTTTGGCTTTTGCTTCCATTAAGAGAAATTAATAAATCATATGATAACATCGAAAATTCAAAGAATTACAAAATTCAATTTTTTTATATAAAAGATATATATATAATGTATTTTTACAAGTATAAAAAATATAAAAGTAAATATAAATACCTCAAAGATAATATCGACAAAACAAACAGTTTAGAAAGTATCTATGAAATAATTGAAGTTGGTGAAGAAAAAGATATCGAAATACCCTATAACGATCATTTCAAAATTAAAATAGCGAAAAATGATTTAGTAATTAGAGATTATCTTAAAAGGGGCTACCTTTTTGAAAAATATGTTACAATGACTATATACGCTTTCTGCAAAAAAAATGATATAATAATGGATGTTGGTGCAAATGTTGGTTGTGTTACGATACCATGTGCAAAATGGTTTATTGTACACGCATTTGAACCATTTGCCATAAATTTTAAAGCTTTGAATGATAATACCATATTAAATAATGTAGAAAATAATACAATATTATATAATAATGCAGTTGGTCATAAGAATATGGAAACGCAATTATCCTCAAATATTCAAGTTCCCGATAGTGAAAGAAAAATTTCCACAAAAAAAATAGGTCCAGAAAAAATTAATTATGGAGGTATACAACTAGGAGAAAGTGGTCAAAAAATAACAATGATAACTCTAGATAGTTTAATGGATAAAATAAATAAAGTATCTCTAATAAAGGTCGATGTTGAAGGAGCCGAAAGTTTAGTATTTTATGGAGCCAGAAACATCATTAAGAAGGATCGTCCAATTATTATATTTGAAAAAAATTGGCAAAATGTGACTGAAGAAATGAAAAGATCTATGAATTTATCTGAAGAAGTAATAAATTTTGATATTGTCAAATATTGTAAAGATTTGGGTTACAACAAAATGATCTATTTACATCTAGAGGATTATGTTCTAGTTCCACCGGAGAGAGAAAGGGTGTTTTTCGACAAATTATTAGTTTTTGACAAAGTTGAATATTTAGAAACTCTAAAACGAGATAATTTAAAATCATGGGGAATGGAATTATATAGAATGAGGAAAATAAAATGGGACTAAAAATATCAAATAAATAAATAAAATATAATTATTATTAAATTCGAAAATAAATACATATTTATCACGATCATTTTTTTGTAACAAACAAAATTATGTTGAAATATGTGGGAAGATACCAAAATTTAATATTCTTTAATTTAATAAAGTAAATAAATTAATATAAATATAAATACAAATACAAATTATTTTCTTTTTTTTTCACAACATAAATCTCTTCCTGTCAAGTGCATAGCCCCAACATGACAAAAAAAACACACACATAAAATCAAAAATACTAAAGATGTGATTCCGGCATCTCTAACATAAGTATTACACATATCAGTTGTTCCATTTTGAGAATTTGAGAATGATAGATGTCCGGCTAATAAGGTTGTGATTCTGGGGTCAGAAACAGGGCTCGTGGGATCAAGAATAACAATATTCCATTTCCATGGAAAGGAGAAAAAATTCTTATCCATTGTTACTGCTATTCTTTTTGTATTATAATCTGTAATTTGAATATGTTCATTAAAAAATTTTGTAGAATCAATATATCCTATAATATTACCACTAGGATTTTTAATACAAGCCGAAACCCAAATACCATTCATATTAATAAGTTCTTGAATATAATTTGCAGTATCAACAATATATATAGTATTGCCATGACAATCATTGATATTAGCGGTAGTAATTAATGTAAAAATTTTATTGTCAGATCTACTAACTAATTGCCCATCTTTTTTAAAATTAACATCATGCAATACTGAAAAGCATTTTTGTTCGATTTGATAATAATGACCGTCATAATCCAAATCATATAACCATTTCCATTGATGCCAAAATTGTTTTGTAAATGTATAATTATTAATATCTACAATGGGACAAGCAATATTAGAATCAGTATATTTATTACCATTTTCCATAATAGTTAGTGATGAAATTGATATTCCAGTTGCAATAATAATTAAAAATGCAAAACAAAGCTCAATAAGATGTTCCATTACCCATTCACCACAATTAAATTTTTTTGATAGTGGTTCACCATCCGATGATGGTGAACTATTTATTCCCAATCCAATATCATTATCAGAATCCGTTGAAGTTCCAAATGTACTCATAGATTTGGTACTTTGATAGTTTGGATATAGCATGAATTGGTCACAATTCGGATTTTAAAATATTCAAATACTTGCTAATTTCAATTTTTTATCAGATCGAAATAGGAAAATATGTTAAAAAAAAATGAAATTATGAATATATTAAATACATTAAAAAAAAATAATTAATAAGTAACATAATAATGGACACAATTGAGAACAATAGAATTAATGAACCCACTATGAAATTTGATATAGAGACATTTATTTCAAATTTTCTTGATTCTCTCAATCAACAATCAGAAGAAAAAATCCAATATCAAACTGATCAGATGAATCCTATTTTTAAGAATAAAAAAAAATATCATGATAGAACGAAAAAATGTGAATATAAAGTTAATACATATATATTTGACAAGTTCAAAAATGGGGAAATTAAAATATGCCCATATGAATTTAAATATTTTAAAAAACAAAAACATATAGTTTGTATGAATATTGATTGTCCTTATTATCATATTTACGAAAGACTACCAAAATGTGATAAAGGCTATGACTGTCCTTTTCTGAAAAACAAAAAAAAATGTCTAATGTTACATAAAATAAATGATGAATGTAAATATTCAGAAAGATGTACTAAAATTGATTGTGAATTTAAACATCCTCCAGAAAGAATAACGCCATGTAAATTTAGGACAAAGTGCACTAAATATAGATGTAAACGTTGGCATCCTTTTGGGAGAAAAAGTCCATGTAATTACGGAATGAGATGTAATGTACCGAATTGTGAGCTTGTACATCCTACTAGAGAGTTAAATAATAATGGAATAAAACGTTTTAGTATGGATAAAATGTATAAAAAAATACGAGATTTCTAGTCTAAAAAACATTTGTTAATTTTAATATAAATTAAAAATTTAATATTAGAAATATTTAAAATATTTGGATAATAAAATTTAACATATTAAAAAATTAATCGATTCCCAGATTTTTTTATTTATTCAATAAACAAAAAATAATAACTTAATGATGAGTTGATATTAACAGATTTTAAATTTAATACCCTAATAATATTTTTATAATTATTTATAAAAGTCATTTTCCGGCTCTGGTGGTAAAGCGAAGCATGCCCGATGCAAATTAGTTTAGAATAAAATTATTTCCGAATGTGTCGGAGATGCTTTGCGAAGCAAACCAGCGTAAAGACATTATCATAATGTTCACAAATATTATGTTTAGATATATTTAAAATCTTTTTTAATAAGATAAAAATAAAAAAAGAAATATAAAATTTTTTTTTAATTTTGACCAACAGAAATAAAAGTGATTATTTCTCCATCAAATTCGGATATGCACATATAATAATCCATTTTAATAAATTGGACATATTCATGTAATTTTGTAAATTTAATGTCATTTTCTCCATAATATAGGGTTTCGATTTTGTTGTTATTTTGAGAATAACTAATAATTTTAATTTTAATAACATTATCTTGAGGGAGCCAAATTAATTTAGTATTTGTTGGTTTAATATTTTTAGAATCAGATTCAAAAGTATTATCATCATTATTGTAAATAACATTACCAAAATTAATCAAAGTTAAATTTTTATTTATTAATTTGAAATCATCATTAGATATATGAATTTTGTCAGAATAATAAATTTTTCTCGTACCAAGAGAAGGATTTTTAATAAATTTATTAATAATTTTTTCCATTTTAAATTCAGAATCTAATTTAAAATTAATTATTTTTCCATTTAAATACTGATCATGTTTCATGACAGAATATCGTGCTGAAATCTTATCAATAATTTTCCTATTAATACTCCAAATTAGGGATTTTTCAAGAAAAACAGTATCAATAGGATAATTTGTTTCCTTCATTAAAACATCTAAACCTTTCAAACTATAACCACGGTTTAGTAGTCCTCTTAGTGTATATAATCTTGGGTCTTCCCAAGAATCGAATTTTTTTTCAAGAATTGCCTCCTTAATTTTTCTCTTGCTTAGATCGACATCTTTTATATTTAATTTTCCATAATAATATAATTTCGGAATAGATAAATCAAGTTTATTTAAAATAAATTTATATAATTCATCACGATCTCGAAATTCGGTGCTTCTAAAAACATGTGTAATATTTTCCAAGAAGTCAACTATTGGACACGAAAAATCATAAGTTGGGAAAATATTATGTTTATTATCTGATGTTGTTTCAATAAATCTATATATAACTGGATCACGCAAAGCCTTATTTTTATGTTTCATATCACATTTAAGTCTTAGACATGTATTTTTTAATTTTCCACATGCGAAATCATTTATTTTACTAATATTATCCCCAATATTTGTGTCCCTAAATTTAGAATCAATACATTTATTTCTATTTTCCTTAATTTTGTCTAAATCAGTATTATCAAAATATGCAAACCCAGATTTAATTAATTTAATGGCATTATCCCAAATAGTGTCAAAATAATTCGATGTAAAAGTTAATTTGTCATATTTAACGTTTAAAAAATTAACATCAGCAATAATTGATTTAACGAATTCTTCAGTTTCGACTTTTGGATTTGTGTTATCGATTCTGAATATTAGACTTCCATTGTATTTTTTAGCAACACAATAATTTATTTGTAAAGCTTTAATATGACCCAAATGTAAATATCCACTAGGTTCAGGTGGAAATCGACAAATTACTTTATTTTTATAATTTGCCAAATCCTGTCTGATATATTTTGGTAAAACTAAATTATCGAAATCCATATGTAATTAATACATAAATATGTATATTTATTAAGCCAATTAAATGTCAATTTTATTTTGTGGAAATAGTATATCTAATCAGAATTAAAATTTGAATAAATTATCCCTAAAATTATCAAATAAAAAATATTATTTTTAAAAAAAAAAACCA